ATTTACACATTTTGGGTGTGGGGAGATGATAACAAATGATATTTACACATGATGACGTTAAGCAATTTCTTAACAGCTTAACAGACGATGACCTGCTAGTCTTACGTAGCAGATTTAGAGAAATTTTGTCACCACCACCTGCAAGCACCTACACGGTAGATGACCTGGCAACCAGCCTGCACTTTTCCCGTGATACAATAATCAATCATATCCGCAAAGGAGACTTTGGGGATGTCATCCGCGACGGAAGGCGCTACCGCGTGACTGAGAAGGGCCTACAGCAGTACATAGACCGACACAGCGGCACCGGGCGCATACGAATCCTGGGAGAATCTGAGAGGAGATAATACAATGCTAGTTTTTTGGGGCCATGTTTACGCGGCTGTATTGGCCGGTATGGCGGCCGTTGCTGCGGCAGAGGAATCTGCAAGCAAGCATGCACATCAGCGCAAAGCACAGGCAGCGGCAGCGCAACAGGAACGAATAGAGCGCAATCGGGAAGATATGAAGTTTGGTAGGTGGTATGAATGAAAATCGCAGTAGTAGCGGTGATATCAATAGCAGCAATGTACATAATCATTCGACTGTCGGTAGGGGCATACATTATCGGAAGCCGCAAGCGGCATCCGGTCCAGCATGGCATCAGCAGTAAACAGTCCGTGATTGAAGCAATGGAAGGAAAATGATGGAAAAGGAATTGAGCATAGAAGAGCTAATTAATGCATTGCGTTGCTGTGCCAACGAGGGAACCTGCGATAAATGTCCACTTAATGGCGGCGGCATTGACTGCATTTACTCACTTTTTGAAAAGGCCGCCGACGCGCTGGAAAAGCTTAATGATTTTCAGAATAGCCAGCTTGCAAAGGCCTTGGCTGAAAACACCCGGCAGGCAAAGGAACTCGATGCAGAAAGGCATAGGTGAAGCATGATGGAAAACAAAAAAGAAGGTACTAAGCCCTACGAGGACTGCGAGCATTGCGAGTTCAAGGATAACCGGTGCCATGTGGACAACAGATTCCAGCGTCTCCCACGCTCAGAAGGCGGGCTGGGAATGTGCATTAAAATCGGTGGGCATGGATGTTGACCGCGCTTGACAGTCCCTGTCACCTCTGCCAGCAGCGCGCACTTGGCTGCCACAGCAAGTGCCCGCAGTACATAGAGTTCTCACAACATAGACAAGTCATCAACAGAGAGCAACAGGCAGACGTGGGAGTGAGGACGTACAACAGCGACCGGTACTACAAGATTTTAAGGAGATGTAGATGATGCCTTGCCCATACAACCACATTACACCGAATACGTGCCTGCACTGTCGAATGCCAGACTGCACCGCTCCAGTTAATGAGCCTACCACACGAGAGGAAACATGCGCTGTGCAAGCAGGCATGCCAAAGACTCTTACGGCCTCAACACACACTGGGCGTGAAAAACCGTCATTTTACAGGGTATGTGAAGAATGTGGCAAGGAATTTATTGGGATAAAATTGCAAAAATTCTGTTGCAAAGCTTGCGCGGTAAAGCATAATTCGCGTATTCAAAATCACAGAAGAAGCGAACGACGCAAAGAATATAGGAGAATACATAATGACAATGGAAAATAAAAAAGCCGCCAGCGGTGCCGGAAACGCCACTGGTAGCAAAACGATAAGCTCTATGGCCAGTGTAGCACAACAAGGCAGCAAGGTCAAGCAGTGTATTATGCTGCTATATCCGTGTGATGTCTGCAGAAAATGGTGCACGAGTTCCAGCTATAGTCGTTGCCCGGCGTTTGGGTCATGGGCAAAAACGTCATGGCGCTGGGCAACCAGACTTTTAACCGCAGAGGAGGCGCACAAATGAGCGTAGAAAACACTTTTACTCTCGATTGGGATTTACTTGCAGATACTATGAAACGCTTGAAACCTATTACGCCCGTCAGTGGCAGCGTACCGTTGCTTCAGGGCATCCGTTTCCAAGCACATACGGATGGGCGTATTTTAGCAACTGCCCTTGACGGCTATCAGCAAGCGTCCGTGCTTGCCAAATGCTTTGAAGCACCACAACAGTACCTTGATTTCACGATTTTGCCATTCGACGTTCCTAAAAAGCCAAAGTGCCGTACCCCCCTGCTGGTGAATATCACCGTAAGTGCGAAAAAGGTTTTGTTCCAATTTACGGCATTCGGTACCACAGAAACAAGAGAGTCAAAGAAATTGGACGGGGAGTTTCCCGACCTTACTCGAATACTGCCAAATGACGAAACTGAAAAGTACCTATTTGTAAACCCCCGCCGTCTGATTGACGGAATTAAAGCCATCATGGGCCAGCGTTCCAGCCATGAGCCCATAAAATTGCAATATTATGGACCATACCAGCCCCTTATTCTTCTTTCAGCACATGGGCAGGAGTCGATGGTTCTTCCAATGAGGGTTGCCAAGGACGCGGACGATCTTACCCCGGTGTTAGACAACGTCCGCAGCGCGGCTAAAAAGGATGTGATGCACATTGAATGGCCTGACCGCTGCCCTGTATGTGGCAGCATTGATGTAATCGCCGGGCACTGCCAGCACTGCGGCAGCGATACAAATATACATAACTACGAGGAGGACAAATAAATGTTTGAAATTAAAGTTACTCTAACCGCTGACCCGAAATTGGAAACCCTGCTGGACAAGCTGTGCAATGCACTTGACCTTGGGGACGGCCTGCCCTTTACTGCATCACAGATTGCACCAGCTAAGCCCGCACCCGCTGTCCCAACTGCGGTACCAGCTGCTACCGCAACCGCCGCCGCAAGGGCTGTACCTGTAAACCCTACCCCCGCGACGCCTGTAGCGACTACGGCGCCACTTGCACAACCTGCTATAGCTTCCGATGCCCCTACAGCAATGCCGGCTAATACCACCCTGGCTAATGCCTCCCCCGTCATGACCCAACCCGTAGCACCCGCCGCAGATGCTGCGCCGCAGCAGACAGCTGTCCCTACAGCAGCGCCAACGTATACGCTTGAACAAGTACAGGCAGCAGTTGGTCCGTTGCTGATGCAAGGCAAAGGGCCACAGATGCAAGCACTGCTTGCACAGTTCGGCGTACAGCGGCTACCGGATATCCCTGCTGAAAGCCTTGGCTCTTTCGCAACCGCTCTGCGGGGATTGGGGGCGCAAATCTAATGGCAACACCTACAAAACATGCGCTGCTTGCCCCGTCAGCAGCGGACAGGTGGAGCCACTGCGCCGGTAGTGTTGCGGCAAACAAAAACACCCCACGACGGGATACCATGTACACCAAGGAGGGTACTCTCGCCCATGCTGTAGCAGAACTCAAACTTCGTAAACACTTTGGGCTGTGTGCGGACGGTGCTAAAAAACCCATGGGTCCGCGCAAGTACAAAAGCGAACTGGAAAAATTACAGGCGGACGAGCTGTATCAGCCAGAAATGGACGGATATACGGATACCTATGTTGACTACATAATCGACATTGCAAACAGCTTTGACAGTCGTCCAGCAGTATTTGTCGAACAAGACCTAGACCTAAAAGACTTTGTCCCCGGTTCTTTTGGTCAAGCTGACTGTATCCTGCTGCATGGTAACGACCTATATGTCAATGACCTTAAATACGGCAAAGGTGTTCCCATACCCGCCGAGGATAATCCACAACTACGTCTGTACGCCCTTGGCGCACTCATGGCTTACAGGGATTTTTGGCAGATTGATACAGTGCACCTGACTATCATCCAGCCGCGCCTTGACAATATTAGCGAAGATGTAATGCCCTCGCAGGGGCTGCTTGACTGGGGTGCCTTTACCATACGGCCAGCAGCCAAACTGGCCGCAGCGGAAACCCCGGAATACCATGCGGGCAGTTGGTGCCGATGGTGTGCCGCAGCGGCAACGTGCCGGGAACACGCAACCGCCGCAGTACGACCGGTTGAAAAATACTCCGGAAAACTACCGCCGGAACTTTCGATGCAGGAGTTTGCGGACCTGCTGCACAAACTTGACCCGTTGCTGAAATATGCAAAAGCGGCAAAGGCTTATGCAGAGTCAGCCCTGCTGGATGGGCGGGAAATCCCCGGCTGGAAACTAGTAGAGGGCAGAGCCAAGCGCGTATGGGATAGCCAAGATGACGCGTTCAAAGACCTTGCCGCCGCCGGAATTAAGGATGCTCTACTTTGGCACCGTGAACCTTACACCCTTGCACAAATCGAAAAGCAGCTCGGCAAAAAAGTATTCGCCAATGCAGCTGGTAATCATGTTATCAAACAGCCGGGTAAGCCCTCGCTTGCACCGGCAGAAGATAATCGCCCCACCTACTCTATAAGGGCCAATGCAGATGAAGATTTTAAAGACGTAGTTAAAAAAGGAGAAATTAATAATGGCTAACGATAACCCGGCGCACATCGTGCTTACAAACGTCCGTCTGTCCTATACACATCTCGATAAACCCTACGCAGGTCCTAGCGCCGCACAGAAACCGAAGTACTGCACAACTATCCTTGTACCTAAGAGTGCCCCGCAAAACAAACAGAAAATTGATGCCGCGATTGCCGCGGCTACACAGAAGGCCCTTGAAAAGTACGGACGCGGTTTCCCCATGCAGCCGAAAGTATCTGTGCATGATGGTGACGGCACCCGCCCGTCCAACAATCAGCCTTTTGGTGATGAATGTAAGGGCATGTGGGTATTTACCGCGTCCAGCAAGCAACAGCCGGACATCCGCGACGAATACGGTCAAAAGCTGCTGGATATGAGTCAGTTGTATTCCGGGGTTTGGGCTCATGTTGGCGTGACCTTTTTCGGATACAATGCCCCGCAAAATAAGGGCATCGGCGTTGGCATTGAAACGGTCATGAAAGCCCGAGATGATGAACCCCTGGGTAGTTGCCGTGCGAATGCGGATGATGATTTTGCCAATATCATCGGCAGCCAGCAGGCAGCACCCGTTGCACCCGTTGCGCCCGCCGTGCCCACAACGGCGCCTGCCGGGCAGAGGATTGTTGGGTACGACCCGGACACATTTGCTCCGATTTACGGATAATTCTTAAACGTTCCTCGCGGAGTCATCGTATAAGGCCCCGCAGCCATAAGACCGAAAAAAGGAGGAAGAAACTTGCATGATCTGAATATTGACCTTGAAACTCGATCCAGCGAGCCCATCGGAAAAACGGGGCTGTACAAATACGTACAGTCTCCAGATTTCACCATCCTGTTAGCAGGGTATAGTGTGGATGGCGGCCCGGTAACAGTGATTGATATGACCAATGAATCACAACAGCCAAAATTTGCAGAACTCCTGCGAATGATACAAAGCCCCGAATACCTAAAGCACGCCTTTAATGCTGCATTCGAGTGGTACTGCCTATCATGTTATGTGGGACAACAGCTTCCGCCGGAACAATGGCACGACACAATGCTATCTTGCCTGTACTGTGGGTACCCGGCAAGTTTGGATGCCGCCGGCAAAGCTATGGGGTTGCCACAGGACAAGCGGAAATCGCAGACCGGCAAAGCACTGATTAAGACGTTCTGCACCCCGCACAAGCAAACAGACAAGGACCGTCGTCCGTGGATTAACCCCGCCGATGAACCGGAGAAATGGCGACTTTTTATTGAATACAACCGCCAGGACGTTGTGACCGAGTACACAATCGGGCAGATGCTCAGCAGCTTCCCCGTACCAAACGATGTGCAAAAGCAATGGGAGCAGGACCTTGTCATTAATGCCCGTGGTGTTGGCCTTGACCTGCCGCTTATGCGGGGTGCTCTACAAGCAAATGGCAAGGTTATGCAACCACTAATTGC